AGCTATAACAATACCAGAACTTAAAAAAGAGTTTCCACATATATCTGAAAAAGAATTAGAGCGTATTCAAAATATGCCTGGAAATAGATCTTATATAACTGGTTGGGGTGATTATGACTCGAACACTGTTCAGGTTATGTATTTCGATTATAAAACATATCACAATCAAGTATTTAAAATAAAGCAAACAGATCAAGGGTTAATGAAGGCTATTGAAAAGCCAGACACTTTTAATCCACCAGAAAATGATAATTTTGAAAGAGTATCTAGAACTATAGAAGTTCTTTACAATGGAGCTGTAGTTTTAGGCACAGATACAATGTTAAAGTGGGAGTTAGCTGAGAATATGTCACGACCTTATGCTGACACTACTAAAGTTGCTATGAACTATGCTATTTGTGCACCTAGAATTTATAAAGGCAAAATAGAATCTGTTGTTAGCAAGTGTGTTGGTTTTGCTGACATGATTCAAATTACGCATTTAAAATTACAGCAAGTATTGTCTCGCATGGTACCAGATGGTGTATATCTTGATATGGACGGTTTAGCAGAGGTTGATTTAGGTAATGGAACAAACTACAACCCAGCTGAAGCATTGAATATGTATTTTCAAACTGGTAGTATTGTTGGTAGATCTTTAACGCAAGACGGTGAATTAAACCACGGTAAAGTACCTATTCAAGAACTTAATAGCTCTAGCGGTGGTGGTAAAATACAAAGTCTTATACAGACTTATCAATATTATTTACAAATGATAAGAGATGTAACGGGACTAAACGAAGCTAGAGATGGCAGTACTCCAGATAAATCTACTCTCGTAGGTTTACAAAAGCTAGCCGCTAATGCTTCAAATGTAGCAACTAGACATATTGTTCAATCTAGTTTATATTTAACTCTTAAGCTAGCAGAAAATGTTTCACTAAAAGTAGCTGATGCTTTACGTTTTCCATTAACTAGAGCATCATTACAAAATTCTATATCTACATACAACATAAAAACACTAGATGAAGTTATAGATTTAAACTTACATGACTTTGGTATATTTTTAGAACTAGAACCAGACGAAGAAGAGCAAGCTCAACTAGAGCAAAATATACAAGTAGCGCTTCAGTCTGGAGGTATTGATTTAGAAGATGCTATTGATATACGCCAGATTAAAAATCTTAAGCTAGCTAATCAAATGTTAAAGATTAAGCGCAAGGTTAAATCGGAACGAGATCAGGCTGCTCAACAAGCTAATATAGCGGCTCAAGCAGACGCCCAGGCTCAAACAGCTGAAAGAACAGCTATGGCTGAAGTTCAAAAACAAGAAGCTATTGCATCAACTAAGGTTGATATAGAAAAAGCCAAGCAAGAGATGGAATTGCAAAAAATGCAGCAAGCAGCTCAAATAAAACAAGCTGAAATGGAAAGACAGTTTCAATACGATATGCAACTCAAGCAAATGGATATTCAAGTTGAAAGAAACAAAGAGCAATTTATAGAAGACCGCAAAGACAAAAGAACAAAAATACAAGCGACACAGCAAAGTGAAATGATAAGTCAAAGAAAAAACGATGGCTTACCTATAGACTTTGAAAATCAACCGGACCAAGGTCTTGGTGCCTTTATATAGGCAAAACATTTTTTTAAATTATATTATATTATGTCAACACAAGTAAAACAAGAGGGTGAATTTTCTTTAAAAAATAAAAAGAAAAAAACACCCAAGAAATTAAACAAAAAAGAAGAAGTAACTAAAGTAGACTTAACAAAACCTGAAGCGCAAGGTGAGGTTATACCTGATGTTATTAAAGTTGAAATACCAAAAGAAGATGCCGTTCAAACACAAAAGACAGATGATAGCAATGCTATTGTCGAAGAGCCCAAAAACAGTGGCAACAGCGAAGAAGTGGTTGAAGAAGTACGGACCGCCGAAGAAACAGTAGAGTCTCCAGTAGAAATTATTGAAGAAGTAGCTGAAGTAGAAAAAGAGCTAAAAGAAGCTATAAGAGATGAAAAAGTTTTAGGTAAGCAATTGCCTGAAAATATAGAAAAGCTAGTTTCTTTTATGGAGGAAACTAACGGTAGCATAGAAGACTATGTTAGACTAAACGCTGATTACTCTAGCGTTGACGATATTACATTGTTAAAAGAGTATTATAAAAAAGAAAAACCATATCTTGATAATTCAGATGTTGATTTGTTATTAGAAGATTTTTCATATGACGAAGACTTAGACGAGGATAGAGATATACGCAAGAAAAAACTTGCATTTAAAGAAGAAGTTGCAAAAGCTAAACGCTTTTTAAATGAGACAAAGGAAAAGTATTACGCTGATATCAAGTTGAAATCAAACGTTAATCCGGATGCTCAAAAAGCTTTAGACTTTTTCAATAGATATAATAAGCAGCAAGAAGCTACTAAACAACAGCACGAAGAGTTTAAAAATAATACTAAAAAACTTTTCACTGAAAATTTCGAAGGTTTCGATATTAGTGTAGGTGATAAGAAATATAGGTATAAAATCCAAAACACAGAGTCTGTTGCTGATAAACAATCAAACATTAACAACCTAATCGGGAAGTTCCTTGATAAAAATGGTTCTGTTAGTGACTATAAAGGTTATCACAAAGCTATGTATGCTGCTGAAAACGTGGATCGTATCGCCGCGCATTTCTACGAACAAGGAAAAGCTGACGCTGTAAAAGGCGTTGTTGATAACTCAAAAAACTTGAGTGACGCTAAAGCTAGACCTTCAAGTAATGGAGATGTGTTTTTAAATGGCTTTAAAGTTAAAGCAATTAGCGGTGCTGATTCTACAAAACTAAAAATAAAAACAAGAAAATTTAACTAAAAAATTAAAAAATTATGGCTTTAACTCCTAATTTTGGTTCTATTAAACCAAGTCAAAAACAACAATTAAACGATAGCAACTGGCTAAAGTTTAATGACGGTACTGCCGCTGGAGACACTGATACATTTGCTCAGCAGTATTTACCTGAAATTTATGAACAAGAAGTAGAGCGCTACGGAAACCGTACGCTTTCTGGCTTTTTAAAAATGGTTGGCGCTGAAATGCCAATGACATCTGATCAAGTAATTTGGTCGGAACAAAATAGATTACACGTTGCTTACAACGATGTAACTAGAACTGTTGGAGGGGCTAATAATGAGCTTACTTTCGCTGTTGGAGGATCAAATCAGACTTTTACTCAAAACGTTATTTCAGCTGGAGATACTATTGTTATCTTAGACGACGTGAATAACACTGATCAAAAAGCTGTTGTAACTGCTTCAAGTCAAGCTGGTAATCTTGCTACTTTAGTAGTTGCACCTTACGGAGTTGCTGATCTTTCTGCTTTAGATTCTAACGGTGGATTAAAAATATTTGTATATGGTTCTGAGTATGCTAAAGGAGTTTCTATTACAAACTCTACAGGCTTGGCAGATACTACAGGATACAAGACTATTACTCCTTCGTTTACTCAATTTTCAAATTCACCAATTATCATTAGAGACAAGTATGTAATTAATGGTTCTGACATGGCTCAAATTGGGTGGGTTGAAGTTGCTACTGAAGACGGTACATCTGGATTCTTATGGTATTTAAAAGCTGAATCTGAAACTCGTTTACGTTTCGAGGATTACCTAGAAATGGCAATGGTTGAAGGTGAAGAAGCTGTAGCTGACATTGGAGGTGGAACTCAAGGTGCTGCTTACGCTGCTGGATACAAAGGTACTCAAGGTTTATTTGCTGCTATTGAAGATCGTGGTAATATAAATACTGGATTTACCGCAGCGAATGGACTTGCTAGTTTTGACGCTATTTTGAAAAATCTAGATACACAAGGCGCAATTGAAGAAAACATGCTTTTCTTAAATCGCCAAACTGCTTTAGATTTTGATGATATGTTAGCTGGTATTTCAGCTGGTGCTAATGGTGGTACTGCTTATGGATTATTTGAAAACTCAGAAGAAATGGCATTGAACTTAGGGTTCAGCGGTTTCCGTAGAGGTTCTTATGATTTTTATAAAACTGATTGGAAATACTTAAACGACGCTTCTACGCGCGGTGCTTATGACACTCTTTCAGCTAGCGTTGAAGGTGTTTTAATACCTGCAGGAACTTCAACTGTTTACGATCAAGTACTAGGAACTAATATCCGTCGCCCATTCTTACACGTTCGTTATAGAGCTTCACAAGCTGACGACCGTAGAATGAAGCAGTGGTTAACTGGTTCTGCTGGAGGAGCTTTCACATCTGATCTAGATGCCATGGAAGTAAACTTCCTATCTGAAAGATGTCTTTGTGTACAAGCTGCGAATAACTTCGTAATTTTCAAAGGAGCATAATTCAAACAAAGGTAATGTTTACCCTCGTTAAAACAACGGGGGTAACTGTTACCCTTATTAACTATTTAATTTTATTATATTATGGCTAAAAAAGCTAAAGCAGTAGAAACTGT